TACACGGCCACGTCCACGGGCGTGCTCACACGGGGATTACAAATAGCTTGGCCTAATGCTGAGTTTGTATCTGTTTGTGTATCACGTAATATGAAAGCTGGTGAACTTGGTAAAGCTGATCCTATATCAGATCCATTGCCATTCACTACTTCTGAAAAGAAAGAAAACTTGCCACCTTTCCCGACTATAGATACTTACGATGGCAAAGTCTGGAAGTATATTCCTAAAGACGGTAAGAAAGATATTTTATTCTGGAACGTAGGTAAAGAACCTATCTTACAAAACGTTGGTTTGCCTGATACGATTGATTCATATAGAGAATGGCCTAAAGATGTTGAATGAAAAAGCAATCGACGTATTAGTTGATTATTATTATCCACGAGCTGGTTGGTTACAAGACAACGTAAACTGGGGACAACTAGATTACGAAGGTCCAGAAGCAAATAAAATTATTAACGATCCTCTTATGCAGAAGATTGATATCTACGATTGTAAAACAAGAAATGCAGCAGGCTTTTCAAACGTATTACAAGATTTGAGATTTGGATCGAAGACACCTAAATGGCGTTGGCAAAAGAAAGACCGACGTGAAATCAATACAAAGAATGATGATATCAATTGGCCTATAGAAACTTGGCTATATGTTTTTATGTGCCACAGAATTACAGGCTCTGGTGCGAGCTTTGAGAACGATCACGGTTATCGTAACAATATTGTTCAACATTGGGGCAAACATAGAGATATACAAGATATGGCCGAAGACCTGGTTGAAACAAAAGAATCAGGTAAATCAATGTTTACTTCTATTGGTAACCAACCTCCTGCTCCAAAGAAAGGTGTAAGTAACGTAGACTTTATGGTTAAGGAATTACCAGATTTAATACATAGTACTGGAGAGTTTCTATTCAAGAAGAAGCGAGGTCATAAAGAAATTGTCGATCACCTTAACGAACATAATAAACGAAATGGTCATAGAAAATTTAATTTTCAATACGCGGCTTTTTCTATGGATTGTTCTGATTATTTTCCCGAGCTTGCTGATGTAGACAGTCATACGTACTTAGGTAATAATGCCGTACGTTGTATGAAGAAACTATCGACTGGCTGGAAAGCCGATGACTTTATGGATTTGCTACGAGAAAAAACAGGTGGTAAACCAAAAGATCTTGAAGATGTAATGTGTGACTTTGTACGCTTTGGACAAAACTATGTTCCACGTGGCAATGGTACATTCGATCATATCGGACCAGATCTAAGAAATAATTCAGGATGGGAATCTGGTTGGGAACAAAGACAAGGCCATCCTCCAGTGAATGCGTTAGAGGAATTTATGGCATGAAGAAACCTTGGTCAAAAAAACAACCTAAGAAAAAAATTATGATTACAGGTATGGCAGGCTTTATTGGCATGCATACAGCAAAAGCTTTAATTGATAGGGGATATGAGGTTTGTGGGATTGATAACTATAATGAGTATTATGATCCAAATCTTAAATGGGCTAGAGCAAAAGAACTAGATGCAACCTTACATAATATAGATCTATTAGAACGTGATAAGCTAATAGATTTTATGTACGCCGAAAATCCTAATGCAGTAATTCACTTAGCTGCCTATGCGGGTGTTCGTAATTCATTAGAACAACCTGAAATGTATATGGCAAATAATATTAAAGGTACACATCATTTGATTGATGCTTGTGAAATGTTGGCAATAGATAAAGTTGTATATGCGTCAACATCGAGTGTAAATACAGGTCCAGTTCCATTTAAAGAAGATCCACCAGGTCAAGCTAAACATCCATATGCAATGACTAAAATTGCAAATGAATCTATGTTTAATTATTCTAAAATTGATTCTACAACTGGTTTAAGATTTTTTACAGTCTATGGACCATGGGGTAGACCAGATATGGCATTATATAAATTTACAGATAATATTGTTCATGGTACTGAAATAGAAGTATATAACGATGGTATTATGACACGTGACTTTACATATATTGATGATATCGTCGATGGTACAATTATTGCACTTGAAGCTATGAAACCTGGTGAAAATGAAATATATAATATCGGTTATGGTAAACAAGTACAGTTAATGAACTTTATAAGAGAGATAGAAAAGAATTTAGGCAGAGAAGCTAATATTCGTTTTAGTCCAATGCATCCAGCTGATAATAAAGATACATGGTCTGATACAAGTAAATTAAAAGCTTTAGGATATGAACCAAAAGTATCCATGCAAGAAGGTGTTGCACGATTTGTTGAATGGTATAAATCATATCACGGAGTTAATTAATGGCAAATAAGCCTAATAAAAAATTCGAGTTGTCTGTACGAGACATAGAAATTATAGAACAAGCATTGAGAGCAAAAGCAGGACGACGAGGTCTTGCCATTGCTCAGGGTGAAACATCAGAACAATGCAAAAAAGAGATGCACGAGATTCAAGAACTATTAGGTCGTATTCATCATCAAAAAAACTTTTATCGTCCTAATTCAAAAACATATGTGAGTGGCTAATGAAGATGGCAATTATAGGTCACGGCTTTGTAGGAAAAGCTGTTGACGCTGGATTTAATGATCCTGAAGTAGAAAAAATTATTATAGATCCAATCTATAACACAAAGATTGAAGATCTTAAAGATAAAGACATCGATCTTGCGTGTGTATGTGTACCAACTCCAATGGCTAATGATGGTTCAGTTAATGCAATAATGGCAGTCGAAGCAGTTGAATATTTAAGATTACATACAGAGGCACTTATAGTACTTAAATCTACTGTTACACCTAACATAGTATCTGTATTAAAGAGTCGACGTGTTGTATATAATCCTGAATTTTTAGCTGAACGTAATGCTATAGAAGAATTTTTAAATCCTATAGTCCATGTCTTTGGTGGACATGAAGAAGATTGTAAGCTGCTTAAAAAATATTATGATGATTATAGTGCATGCCGACAATGTCCTACTCATTATGTAAAACCAGAAGAAGCTAGCTTTGTAAAATATGGAATCAATTGTTTCCTTGCTAGTAAAGTAATGTGGTTCAATCAATTTGAAAATATTATACGTAAAAAATCTAATGCAAGATATTCAAGGATTATAAATGCTATGATAGATGATCCTCGTATCGGAGCATCTCATACAACAGTTCCAGGATTCGATGGTAAACGAGGTTTTGGTGGAGCATGTTTTCCAAAAGATACGGCAGCGTTTTTAAAATATTCTGAAGATTTTAGTATACTTGAAGAAGTTATTAATTCTAATAACGAAGTACGTGATCAATATGAAATAGATGATAGAGAAAAATCTAATAATATTGTGTACAACACATCCAAATCGTGATATAATAATCATATCAATTTAAAGGAGATTATGCATGTCAATCATGGATAAACTCAAAAAGAACTCCAAGCTAAAAGCTACGGAGGTTCTTTCTGAGTCTAAATTTTTTAATGAAAAAGATATGGTCAAGACAGATGTGCCAATGATTAATGTTGCCTTATCAGGTGATATTGATGGTGGTTTATCTGCTGGTTTGACTATTCTTGCCGGTCCATCAAAGCATTTTAAAACTTCATTTGCTTTGCTTATGGCCGCATCGTACATGAAGCATCACAAAGATGCTGTTATGTTATTTTATGATTCTGAGTTTGGCTCACCTCAAAGTTATTTTAGTCAATTCGATATTGACACAAGCCGTGTTCTTCATACGCCTATTACAAATGTAGAAGAACTAAAATTCGATCTAGTTAATCAACTTGAGAACATTGATCGTGATGATCCTGTTATTATTGTTATTGATTCAATCGGTAACTTAGCATCAAAGAAAGAACTTGAAGATGCTATGAACGAAAAATCAGTGGCAGATATGTCAAGGGCAAAAGCACTCAAAGGTTTATTTCGTATGGCAACTCCATACTTAACTATGAAGAATATTCCTATGATTGCTGTTAACCATACATATATGGAAATTGGTTTGTTCCCTAAAGCCGTTGTTGGTGGTGGTACAGGTCTTTACTATTCAGCTGATAATATCTGGATCATTGGTCGTCAACAAGACAAGAAAGGTACAGAGATTCAAGGTTATCACTTTGTGATTAACGTAGAGAAATCACGCTATGTAAAAGAAAAGTCTAAGATTCCAATCACCGTCTCATGGGAAGGTGGCGTCGAAGATTATAGTGGATTACTTGATGTTGCCTTAGCAGGTGGATATGTTGAGAAACCATCGAATGGGTGGTATGCTGTAGTTGACCAGGAGACCGGTGAGTTAGGTCCTAAAGTCCGGTACGGAGATACACTCGGACAGTTTTTCTGGATTGATATCTTTAATAAAACAGACTTTAAAGAGTTTGTCAAGAAGCAATATTCTATTGGTTACAAAGAACAAGTATCAATGGATGAAATCGTAGAGGAAACGGTATGAAGGAAGGTGAAGACTTTGTCTTAGAAGATGAGGCTAATCCTGGCGAAGGTGAAATGGAATTTAATGTACGATTCATGAAAGGTGAATTTGTCGAAACATTAATTGGATTTAAAAACCTACGAATAGTAGATGATCCTAATATAGAAGATGATGACGAGTTTGCTTTATCATATGACTTTGCAATTAAATCTTCTCCTGATCCAGACTTAAATGAGCAAAATAAAGGTTTACAAACGCTCGCCGGTGATGTATTATATGCCTTAATGAGTGATGCTCAAAAAGTTAAAGAGGAAGACATACCGCGTGGATAATTTACAGCAAACTATTTTAAGGAATGTAATTACGAACGAAACGTATATGCGTAAGGTTCTACCATTCATTCAACCAGATTATTTTACTGGTATTCATCAGAAATTATTCAAAGAACTGGCTTCTTTTGTTTCGAAGTATAACAAACTTCCAACAGAAGAGGCTTTTCGCGTTGAAGTAGATCAGTCAGATCGTTTTGCAAACGCAAATGATTATACTGAAGCTTCTACTATTATTCCTGAGATATTTAAAATAGAAGCTATAGATGAAAAATGGCTTGAGAATACTACTGAAAAGTGGTGTCAAGATCAAGCTGTTCACCAAGCTGTACTTGAAGCTATAACTGTTATTGATGGTAAACATAAGTCGCTTACAAAAAATGCATTACCTGATCTTCTACAAAAAGCATTGGCCGTATCTTTTGATACAAATATAGGTCATGATTACATAGAATCATTTTCAGAAAGGTATGACTTTTATCATGAACAAGAAGAAAGAATTGAATTCGACCTTGATAAATTTAACACTATCACAAAAGGTGGTTTACCCAATAAAACACTTAATATCGCTTTGGCTGGCACTGGTGTTGGTAAATCTTTATTTATGTGCCATGTTGCCGGAAGCGTATTAGCGCAAGGTAGGAACGTCTTATATATTACAATGGAAATGGCAGAAGAACGTATCGCTGAAAGAATCGATGCTAACTTACTTGATGTTCCACTAGATCAGATACCTAATTTATCATTTGATATGTTTTCTAATAAGATTGCAAAACTTAAAAAAATGACAAGCGGTAAGCTGATTGTAAAAGAGTATCCAACAGGTTCTGCTCATAGCGGACACTTTAGAGCTCTTTTAAATGAACTTAAACTAAAGAAGAAGTTTATACCTGATATGATATTCATTGATTATCTCAATATATGTGCTTCTTCTCGTATGAAAACAATGGGAGGATCGATAAATTCCTATACATACATTAAAGCTATTGCTGAAGAGCTACGCGGCTTGGCGGTTGAATTTAACGTTCCGATCGTATCTGCAACTCAAACGACGCGTAGTGGTTTCGGTAGCTCGGATCCTGGGCTTGAAGATACGTCCGAGTCTTTTGGATTACCCGCAACGGCGGACTTAATGTTTGCCTTAGT